ACCGGCTGCCAGAAGGCAGGTTCGACGCCATGTAGATGGCATAGGCGGCCACGACGGCCACGATCACCCAGTACACCACCGCGGCAGCCCCCTCGTAGTGCGGGACCGGGTAGATCCGCACATCGGTGTCCGCATCGATCCACGTGTGGGCCCATGCCTCCGACGGCACGGCAAGGCCATCCACGTCCAGTTCGATCGGCTGTTCGCCCTGGCCGGTGTAGCCGCGCACATTAGACCGCAGCCAGCCGTCCACAGTGGTCCGGCCGTGCTGATGCGTCTCCAGCGCCTCGCCGGGCATGCGCGAAGGAAACACCCGGATCACGCGTAGTACTCCACCCGATTGAACCGGCGCTCAAAGCGCGCGACCGGCAGCACTGTCACGTTGCGGCCGTCGTTGCACTCCAGCGTGCACATGCGCCCGTCGACCTCCACCAGGACGGCCACATGCGTGACCATGCTGCCCTCGTAGCAGAAGGCCACTGCCCCCTCCACCAAGTCGCTGCCGGCGTGCTGCAGCACCGCCTGCTGGGCCAGTTCGGGCAGATCCTCCCGGGTCGCGCCCGGATGCTCGTCCCAAGCCGGCAGGCCCAGGTCGCGGCGGACCTCATTGACCACGCCATAGCAGTCCAGCTCGGGGAACACGCGGCCGCCGCTGACCCAGACCACGTCCAGGTATTTTTCCAAATCAATCTTCATGATATGTAGCGCAGCCCGGGGTGCTTGGAGAGGTTGAAGCGATCGCGCGGCCACGCCGTGTCGAGGATGTTCATGAAGCCGGCCGTGATCTGCACCTCGGTGGCTGACCACTGACCGCCCTTGATGACCATCGAGAGCGCGCGCTTGATCGGGGCCAGAAGGTCGCTGCTGAGGTACACACGCAGGGTCACGGTCATTTCCTGCCGTGCGGCCAACGCGGCGCGGATCTTGGTGCTCACCACGCCATCGATGTTGGTCAGGGCGAAGCGCAGATCCTGCACGCCGTCGGCATTGCGCGCCGGCTTCGCCACGTCCATCCCGCAGGCCTTGAAGGTGACCTGTTCGCCCGTCTCCAGCACGGCCTGCAGATCCGCCCAGCCTCTGGTGAGGTAGTGGGTTTCGCCGCCCACGGTGATGGCCAGCGTGTCGTGCTCGATCTCGCGCCCACCGGAGGTGTACAGACGTTCCAGAATGCTCATGGCTCAGGCCACTCCCTGTTCGCCGCCAGGTCGATCACGTTGGCCTGCAGGAACCCTTCCGGGTACTCCGACCAGCCATCTGCCAGCAAGGGCCGCAGATACAGCTCCAGGGTCGCCGTGAACATCCACAGGTTGGAGTTGGTCAGCGTTGGGCCGTCGTAGATGTCAGTGAACCTGGCCTTGTAGTAGTCCATGCCCAATGGGCTGCGCAGGCGGCATGCGAACCAGGCGACGCCGTCAACCAGCTGTTCCTGGAACCATTTCTCGAACAGCGCAGCCTGCTGGTCGTTCAGCAGCCACCGCACCTCCGTCTGGCTTGGCGTGGCGGTGTAGGCCCGCCTCGGCAGAGACCGCCCACTCACGAAAGTTGACCGCTTCAGTGGTGACACATGGCGAAGTCCGTAGCCATCGCGCAGAGGCTCGGGCAACCACTTCGGCTGCATGATCAGCGCCATTACCCGACCTTCCTTCTGACATTCCAGTTCGACCGCATCGCGCGCGACTGAGGGCCGGTCCCGGAGGTGGTGTCCGCAACCCTGTCCTGGCGAGCCAGCGTCACGGCGCGGGTGACGGTCTGCTCAAGCATCAGCCTCTCCCGCTCACTGATGGACCCGTTGACGTTGAAGTTGAACTCGTTTGTGTCGCCCCTGCCGCCGCTATCGGTATCGCGTGAGACGCGGTCTAAGGTTGCATCCAGCTTTGCGCTGGTGGCCGCCGTGGTGACCCGTTCGCCCTTCTGCAGCAACCACGTGCCCGTCTCGGGAACGCTGTCGATGCCGTCGTGGGCCATGCCGACTGCGGCAATGTTGGAGACGATGCCGGCGGTCGCCGCCGCCACCGAAGCAATGGCGGCAAGGTTGGTCGGCCAAGGGTTTGCCGCCGCCATCGCCATACCCTGCTGAATGGCAATGACCGACTGAGCGATCGCCGCGGCCTTCTGGACCACAAATGCCGCCTTGTAGAGGGCAGACTGCTCGCCGAAGCTGGCGCGCATCACATCGGTGATGCTGCCCAGAGCGGACTGAGCCTCAGTTGCCGCCACTTGCCAGCGCGCTCGGTCAAGCCGGTCGAGGTTCGCTTGGTGCTCCTCGCGCAGCTTCAGCTCCTTGGAGTTCCAGTCGGTCTCCAAGTCGAGGCGCGCCTGCCTCTGCTCCTCCAGCGCCTCCAGCTGGGACTGCAGCTTCTTCTTCTCGGCTTCCTCCGCTTCATCAATCTTGGAGAACTCGCCTCGGGAACCTCCAAAAAGAGCATCAGGCCCCTTGTAGTCGGATGATCCGTTTCCGCCGACCTGGTCAATGACTTTTCCAGCGGTGGCGACGTAGTCAGCATCATTCGCAGCGCCAACGGCGGCAGCGGCCTGCAGCACCCTCAACCGATCCCGGGCCAGGTCGACGCCCAGCGCATCCTTCTTGTTGAGATCATCCTTCAACTTGACGAAAGCCTCAGTGGCCTTTGCCGCCTCTTCGTTGGCCGACTTCACCCCAGCCAACCGATCAATCTCGGTGGCCAGCGCGCGCAGGCGCTCCTGGTGGGCGGAGTTCAGGCCCTGCAGACTCCCGTAGGCCATTTCAAAGTTCAGCCGCTGCAGCTCTGTAGCCCGTCCCGAGCGATCCGAACTGGTGTCGAACAGCGCGATCTGTCGTTGCAGCTGCAGCGAGGAAGACTCATAGGCGCGCTGCAGCTGCTGCTGACCCGCCAAGCGCTTCTTTGCATCCTCTGCATCAGCTGCCGCAGCTGCGGCAGCAGCGCGAGCGGCAGCGTCCCCGGTAACTCCATCTGGAACGGAATCAGCGGCGGCCGCCATCTTTGCGGCCTGTTCGAGCATGCGCCGCCCTTCCTCCAGCTTCTTCTGCTCAGTCGCAATCTCGCCGCGCAGACGATCGATGACCGTGTCAGGACGGGAAACCAGATCGGACGGAATCAGCTCGCTGGCATTGAGCATGGAGAAGCCCAGCGTGCCCTTCGAGTTCTGCACGGCCGCCAGCGTCTTCTGCAGGCGCTCGATGCGGTCTTCCACGCGCACCACGTCGGCCATGTCAGGACCGCTGACGCGGGCGGCTAGGCTTTCGGCCACGAACTTGGTCACATTCGCAGCGGTAGACGCGAACTTGGCCATCGTGCCAATGGCTTCAACCGCGCCCGAGATCAGATTGTTGAAGCCCTCCCTCGTGGCCGGATCGTTCAGCGTCTCGATCAGCGCATTTACCGCGTCCGTGGCCCCCTTCAGGCTCCCGTCCTTGGCGGTGGTAATGTCGTTGAGGGTGTTGCCCAGGGCCTGCAGCGCACCTCCGAAGGTGTCACGGGCCGCCTGCGCCGCGCCGGCGTACGACTCCTCAAGGATCTCCAGGATCATCACCTGGGCCTCGCCTTCTTTGCCGGCCTTGACCAGCTCGTCGATCGTACCTCGCACTTCCTTCGTGAAGGCGGCACCGAAGCCCTGCTGGGCGAGCGCGGCAGCCGCCTTGCTGGGCGATTCCAGCGCGCGGCCGATGGTCTCCGCCGACTGGCTGACACTGATACCGAGGCGCGCCGACTGGTCGATGACCGCCTGCATGGCACGGGGGATGTTCGATGCCAGGATGCCCGAGTAGGAAAGCAATCGGGTCTGTGCCTCAACGATCTCGCCGCCGCTGAACGTCGACTTGCTCGACAGGGTGTCGGCCATATCCAGTAGCTGCTGCCGGGTATACCCGGCCGCGCCACCGGTGGATCGGATGATGGCATCCAGCTGGGCCACCTCGCGCTCTGCCGCGATGGTGTTGCGCCCAATCATCACCACCGCGGCGGCGATGGCGGTGCCCAAGGCGATGCCAGCCAGCTTCGCCTCTGCCTCGACCTTCTTGCGCCACTTCTCCGTCCGGCGCTCGGACTTGTCCAGGCCGGACGCGAAGCCGCCGACCTCGGCGATAACGTCGATGGTCAGCGTACCAAGGGACCGGGACATAGCTCTCTCTGCTGCAGGGGCTGGCCGGTGGCCAGCCGGGTTGATGCGCGCCCTACGCGCCGGCTACCACTGCTTCATCGCCTCCTCGAGGCTGATGGGTTCGGCATCCACGTAGGGCATGAAGTCGGTAGCCTTGAACGCGGCGCTGCCTGGCTTGCGGTTCGAATTGGCGAACAGCGCGGCCAGCATCCCTGCTGCTGCATCCATCCGGCCGCCCAGGTTCAAACTGCCGCGCCGGGCGCGGTACACGCTCCAGAGCTGGAACTCCCGGATGCCGAGGCACTCCTTTGCCTCGGCGATGCTGCGGCCGCCGATCCCGTTCAGGACCAGCTCGCACCACAGCTCATCCTCCGGGGTCAGCTCGTAGCTTTTCCCAGGTTGTTCACCTCGCCGATGGCCATCAGCAACGCCACGGACAGGTTGCCGTCCAGGGCACCGCGCTCCGGATCGGCCTCGCCGGTGATATCCGCGACGGTGAACACGGCCTTGCCGCTCTCGTCGCAGATGCTGGCCGCGATGCGGCCGGCTACGCCATCGTGCTTGTTCGTGGCCGACAGCACGTCGGACACCGCCGTCTGGAAGCCCAGCGGCCGCACGTAGACCGTGGCGGTCAGCTCCACGTCGCCCTGCTTCCAGCGGATTTCCTTCTCCACCGGCCGGCCGGTGAACGCGCCGGCCTTCTGCAGGTCAGCCAGGCTCAGGCTCACC